TCACCAGGACCCCACACCGGATCTTCTGCTGCCATGACCAGCCCCGATGGAATCGGTGGCCAAGGAGTCGTCAAGGGCAGGCCAGACAGCGCCAGCGTTGGCACGAAGGACTCAATGGGGAGATACCCCATGTATTGATCGTTAAATTTCCAAGTCATGTTCGTTCTCCTTAGGTCTTGATCAGGCGGCCTTGGAACTGGCTACCTGAGCAGGTGACGTTGCCGGCGAATGCCAAGATTTGAACCTCGGCATCCTGATTGGTGGAATAGCGCCGATTTGGCGACAGGGGGACCATGTTCCTCTTTGCGTGCGGACGGAAGTAGAAGTAGTCCGTATTCAGGAAGAAACAGGTGTTGGCAGTCGCAAAACCGCCGATGCCGCCGTCGAGAACGACGTCTGCATCCATGAACGCGATGGTTGGGAACCCCAGATTCGCTTTTGCGGGATTCGTAAACCGTTGCTGCGGCTGAAGGCTCGCCATATACATGCCCCAGAACAGATTATCCATGAGGAGCAGGTTGGGGCGATCTTGCCCGCGCACCAGACTGGCCCACATCGTGTTCATGGCTGCCTGGATGGTAGCGCTCGTCAGCGCACCGGCATTGGTCGACTTGGAACGCCAGAAAGGCCACGCCGCACGATCGATGCCGCCGTAGGTGCCCGACACTGCCGTGACAGGCACTGCCGCGTCCAGACCGGCCAGTTGCTTCCCGCCCGCCCCGGTGCCGTCGCTGTAGATGGCTGCGGCGATCAGGTTGGACATCGTGGCTTCGGCCACCTTGATGCGTTGTTCCATGAGATCGATCATCTGCTCTGGGCCGGAGTTCTTCAACTCGTCCAGACCGCTGATCGTGACTGGGCACGCCGCTTGCTTGATGTCGAACAGCGAGGCAGACAGAACGTCTTGTGCCGCCGTTGGGAGCATGTCATACCCGGAATACCAGCCCACATTCGTGTTTTCTGCGAATGAGAACTCTTCCATGATGACAGAACCGCCGGAGAACGTTCGCACGTTTCCTTTGTCCTTCGTGTACGTCAGGAAGGCGTTGTTCTTCATGACGTTGTCTTGAATCTTCTTCGATCGCTTTTCGATCGTGGTTGCGACGATGTCCGTCACATTTGGAAAGGCCATGGTGAAATCCTTGTAGAGTGGGTGGGAAATCTAACGACGCGCAGATAGCGAGCGAATCGATGCCGTTAAGGCTGATCGAATGTCTCCACCTTCCGTCTCTTCCACGACTTGCGACGGTGCACCACTGTCCGAGATGCTGGCCGAGGCTTGTCTAGCCCGTGAAGCTGCTGCTGATTGCTGAGCAGCTTCACCTGTGAGCAGTCGACGCTCCATAATCTTGGAAATCGTCGGATGCGCTAGTGTAGCACGTTTGTAGGCGTCCTGTAAACTAAGGGTAAACCCGCGCTTTGACGCCAAATCCAGTAAATCAGCCATGTCTTCTGCGACATCTGACGCAAATTCATTCGCTGGATCGCCCATGAACTGATTCAGCGTTTCACTGGCTTGCTGTCCCAGCATCTGCTGTTGTTGCTGTTCACGATTCTGAAAATACTGCAACTGCTGTTGAATGGGTTGCAGTCTCTGTTCAAACTGCTGCATCAACCCACTCATGGGGTCATTTGGCGAAGGTTGCCCACGAAGTTTCGCAGACCACACCTGATCTAGCAAATTTGGATCAACCTGATGCTGCATGATGAGATCAGCAATCAGCGAAGCCTTCTGCATCGGGGGTGCAGTGCGCAGAATAGCCGCCGTTTGGAGTAGAGCACCCACAGCCGCCACGGGATTGCTCTGCTCCGACTGAATCATGTGCATGTAAGGCTGCAACGTCTGTTGCATCGCGCCAGCAAACTCTCGTGCTTGGCTAGATTGCGTCAGCACGTTCGAAGTTTCCCGTTCACGGCGCAGAATCGCTTGCTGGTGACGCGCATCCAGTTTTTCCCACCCCTCACGCTCTTCTGGCTTCCAACTAGCCGGAGCTTTCAACGCGGGTTCAACCTTTGCCGGTTCCGGGGCACTATCTTTCGCCGGCACTACGGGGGCGAGTTCTCCAGATGTGTCGCGTGTAGTCTCTAATTCTGGGGCGCTAGGCTCCGGAGATGATGGTTCTGGCGATGCCTGCGTGGCCTCTTTACTAAGCGCCTCAATAGCTTCGGCAATTTCTGGCATGTCGGGGGGCATTCTATCTCCTAGTCTGGTTTCGCCACTGCGGTCATTACTTGCTCTGTCACTAGCCTGTGCAGATCTCTGTCCACCTGATAAGCTGCACGGCGTTCTTGTTCTGCTTTGGCAAACACGCCCCGAAAATCGTCGATAGTTGTTAGACCGGAACTTTTCATGAATTCACGGTGCTTCGTTCTACTGCCAATATCTTCACCTCTGGGTCCTCGGAGGCCATGGTAGTGGCTATCTCCGGCCAAGGGGTTCATGTGTCCAGCCACTACAGAAAGGTGTCGCTCCATTTCACCGTGACAAGTGGGGCGAATAGGAGACGCTACATACTCGCGCATAGACTGCACGACACTTTCCATGCGCCCACATTCCACACACTTGTAATCGTAAGTAGGCATTACGTTTGATTCAGCAGTGAGTTAATCGCGCCCTTTGCAGCCAAAACAGAAGCGCGAAAATTGCTGACTTGGCTGTCAATCTCTGCTATTTTCGCGTTTATCGCGTTCTTTTCGTTTTGCAGAATTGATCTGCGAATCTGCAAGGCATCTATAGCCTCCTTGGCTACCCGAAACTTGCTTAGTTCCTGATAAACTTCATCGTCTGTAGCTTGGGGCATGATGATTTCCGCTAGAGTAAAAGAAGCATTTCTTCTTGTTCACGCTCTTCAACGACTTTAATGGCCTGCCTGAAAATAGCCCGGAGGCTTTCAGGCAGTGCTAGAATGGGCGCGGGCGCGTGGGTGCCCGCAGGGGTTGCCAACTTTGCCATCGTAGACCGCTCTACAGCGCCTACAATACGTTCCGCAATGGCCGGAGTGGGGGACAGTACCCGAATTACAGCTATAAGATCTTCACGTATCTCCTTACGCTTAGGGTGACGGCGTACATTGCGAGCGTAGCCTCCTCCAACTATAGCCGTCGGAATCGGTTCTGAGGCGCTCCAAATCGGCCCCCAAATCTCCCCCCAAATGTCGCCCCAGATGCTCATACTCTAAACAGGTCGCCGGGAGCGCCTGTTCCGACTATGGTTACATCGTTGACTGACTGAAGATTGACGTCGACCTCGCCGGCCTTGGTGAAAGTCAATCCAGCAGTCTGTGCTACGGCAGTCGCAATGCCTGCATTGTCAGGTGCTGTGATTGGAATGGCGTTCACGCTGGCCTGCGTTGCCGCGGTCTTGGCTGCGTCATAGGCGACAGTGAGGGTCACCAGCCCGCCGGCCGTCAGCGACATGGCCGAGAAGTTGATCGGGAAAGTCTGCGTCAGCGAGTATCCATTCTTGCCGATGTTCCAGTCACCTTTCCCGTTGAGCGCCGCAGCATTGATGCCAGCAGCCGTGAGCCAGTTGGCCGTGATCGCGGGGAGATTTGTCAGCGTGGTAATCACGCCGTCAACGGCCAGACCCTGCACCGCCTTGATGGTCGTGATGGCCGATGCCGACACGTTGTTCATATTCTTGACGTTCGTGTCCGGGATGCCGGCGGTCGCTGCCGTGACTGCCGTGCCCAGCCACTTGCCAACGTCCACGCGCCCACTTGCGTCCACTGCAAGCGTGCTGTTCGCAGTCTGCGATTGCGGATCCCATGCCTCGAAGCAAAACGCACCGAAAGCGTCGTTGGCCGTCGCGTTGTTTGGGCCTCCGTACTTCAGCCCGGTTGCAGCGACCAGCGTTTCTACTCCATAGGCCGCGTCGCAATTCATCGCACCCGGCGTCAGCCCTGTCGCGATGAAATTGGCCTCCACCTTCACAAGTGCCGTCGCAACGGCAGTGTTTCCGAGGTTCTGCGCGGGCGCTACCCGCCCAACTATGGCCGCGCCATTCAGCACGCCGAGCATAATCGACGGGAAGGTAGTCGCTCCATGTAACACTGCCGCCAGTCGGAATCGGACCAAGCCATGCGCCGGAACAGTGATCGCAAGCCTCAGGTTTGTCGTGTCGATAGCGGTCATCGCCAGCGCGGCAGTCGTGACCTTGTTGACCGCCGTCGTTGGGTCGTACAGTTTGGCACCGAGCAGGTTCACGTTGTCTCTTCGCTATAGGAATTTCCGCCGCTATCTTTCTTCAAGACTCGCTTTTTCGGCTTGGCTATCTGTTGCATAGCCTCCGCGACTGTTTTCGTGTGCTCCACGATTGGGGCCACTAGTGATGTCATTTTCTCGGATTCTTGCCCCTTGCTCGCTTCTTCTGCATCAGCATCTATTTCAGCTTGCTGCATTGTGAGAGAAGCTTCCTGACCCGCGATGGTCAGTTTCGTCTCATTGTCACGGATATTATTTTCTCGCTCAAGATCAATCTTGGCCATCGCTATACGCTCATCAGACGCCAGTTTCATCTGCGCAGTATTCGCGTCAGCATGTATCTTCGCCTGAGCAATTCCCGCATCAGCTTGGCCTTTCGCCATAGCGATCTTTTCAGTTGATTGAGTAGCGGTCTGATCGGTTTGAGCCTTGATCTGAGCGACTTCCATGCTATGATCTGGAGGTGCCTGTTCCTGCTGCGATCCAGGAGGGCTCTTTTCCACGGCTGCCAAGGCCTCATCCAGAACGGTCTCAATGTCATCGCTTCCCCGGAAGCTGGCTGTAACCCATTGAATCATGGCGATCACGTATGGAATTGCCCCAGGCATTTCCGCCGCCATTTGCGAAGATTGACTGAGGAATTGGCCCACCGCTGTCAAGTAAGCAATACGCAGTTCACGTTCGGCCGTATAATCGGCCATCGACAGACTTTCTTCGCTTATTTCAATACGGAAGTCCGTAGGATCAATGCTTTTGATGAATTCAATGGCTCGATCTGCCGTTGGGGCGCTATTCGTGTACTGGATGGCAGATTGTTTCTTTATCTGCTCAGGGTCCATGTGCTTTGAGATGATCTCGCACTTGATTTTCATCGCATTGGAGACGAACAAGGCCACATCTTCCTGCGTAAGCCGCAATCGGACACTGGAGTATTGCGCTTTGAGCTTTTGCGCCCCGAGTGTCTCACGTGGGTTCGTGGCCCCACGCATGATGTCACTAATGCTCGTCAATTCGTAGATTTGCTCAATGACGCGGGGGCGAATCTCTATGAGCGTCTCCAACACCTTGCCCACCACTTCGATTGGGAACCAGTCGACAACGCCCTTTATCCCACCCTTTTCGCTCAAAACGGCCCAACTGTCCACCGGAATCATGGTAAACTCCGAACCGGTGATCATTTTCGCCAAGTCGGGGTTTTTCGAGTCGTACGCTCCTACGACTCGCAACGCCTTCGTCAGCGTGCTAATGCGGTCGTTGAGCTGATCCAATTCCGCATATTGATCCTGCACCATGACGTAGTCTGGTCTCGGGATCAAGCTATTCGTCGTGTGCGTGGCCAGAAGAGGCTGCGGACAGGGGAAGAAATCACGAAGTTTAAGGGGGTTATCCCTTTCTTCAAGCATGACTTCGGTATCTTCTTGAACCCAGTGCGCTTTCTTCGATTCCTTGCACCAAATCTCCAAGACTTGAATGCGGTTCTTCGCAAATCCTTTTGGATACCCGTACTTCTCCGTAACAGTACTCGTAATGTCGTCTTTGTACTTATCGTAGGCCACCTTGCCGAAACGGGCGATAAATCTCGATCGGGTCATCCACACCCGGCGAGAAACCCACCACACTTCTGACCAGACTCGAGCAGGGGACCAGCAGAAATCTCTCCAGTGCACATAATCAGTGCACACTTCCTGAGAGGTAATCCTCTCACCCTGTAGTTCGGGCTCGTTGCCTATTTTCGGAAGTGTGTACTTCTCCGTATCAGTCTTAAGTCGCAGCCAGACTTGCCCGAGGCCTGGAATCAATCGGTCTTCTGTGGCATTTTGGAACGCTCGGTGCATGTCCGAATTGTCCTGCAGCATCCCGAATCCGATAATGCGCTGTAATATTAGCGCGCCCACGCGAGCGACATCATCACTCGCATCGTCATGAAGACGCTTGACGGTAGGTTTTGGAGGAGTGGCGTATAGTGCCGATTTCAGGATTTGCGTATTCGCCCAGAACATATTGTACTTCTTGGCGTCAGTGACATCCAGGATGTCCACTTGCGAATTGTTCCTGTCGTCTAGATACCTGGCGACGATACTATCAGCAGAAGTTCTCCACTTTTCATCCAGATCCTTTTCTGCCGAATGAATCGTCTTCACCCACCACGCAGGTTTATACTCTTCTTCGTCCTTGTCGGGAGTCGTCATAGACGTCGAGGCCTTCTAGGGGTGAGATCCCAAATGTCATTAAGAGCAAAGCCGTAGTGTAACCCCTCCCCAGGCTGTATGACAAGCCTTGGCCCACCTTTATTTACTACTGATTTACGATTGGCTACGATCGCCATATACCGCTGCATATCCGCCCAATTCGACGACCAATCATGCACCGGCTCATCCGTATATGTCTTATTGTCCTCATCATACTTCCGATGGTAGCTTTTCATGGCCAAAACGAGGTCTTTAGTGCCAGAAAGATTGTAATACAGGAGGGGGAAAGTAGTCCGCGTGGCGGTAATGCCATCCTGTAAGGACAATTCCGGTACGATTTCCACGGGGAGCCTAGCGGCGATGAATGCGTCCATCGTAGATTTGCCCGTTTGCAGCGTCTTCGCCTTGGCATCCGCGGGGAGGTAAATCTTTCCCATCTTGTGTCTTGACTGGCTGAAATACTCCTTGATTTCACTGATATAGTAGGCGATGGGCTTGAGGTTAGAGCCCGTAGCCCTATCTACGACGATTCCATCGGGGCGCTCTTGAAAGAATCCCAGAATAGTGTGGTCTCGCCAACCCAAATCGGCGACGACATTAACCGGGAGTCCTCTTTGGGCGCGCCATTCGTCCGAAATTCTGCCAGAAATGGCCATTTCTTCCATTTGCCGGGCGTAGATGGCCCCGCGAACGCTAGCTTC